CAAGGTACATATACAGAGACTCCTTTAAAATATGATGCAACAGGTACAACTCGTGCTAATCTTATGGGAGATAGTTATCAACAAGCACAAACTATTCCAGCTGCTGAAACTTTTTCTCCAGGAGTAAACCCTAATTTAGCAAATTATCAAGATGTTGCTGTACCTGGAACTATAAGTGAAGCAGACGTAATAAGAAATGCAGCAGATGCAGCAGATGCAGCAGATGCAGGATATGCTAACTTATCTACTGTAGATAAAATAAAAAATTCATTAAGTTTATCTGGTCCAGATTATAAAGGAACTTTAATTGGAAGAGAATTAAATAGAGTACCTTATTTAAATAAATTAATACCTGAAAGTACAATAGGACAATTAGCATTAGGAACAGCAGCTGCACAAGCATTAGCTCCAGAACCAGAACAACCAGACCTTCCAGAGGGTTTACAACAACGACAAGTAGAAACAGACTATGGTAAAGTAGCTACAGAATATTACAGAATTAATCCAGAAACTGGAGAAGAAGAAATAGTTCCAACTGATAGAGCTTTAGAGTTAATACAGTTAGCTTATAAAAATTATAATCCAAACTATGCTGCATCACAAGGAGTTGGTGCATTATCTTCTGGTGTTAAAACTAGATTTATTAGACCAGGAGATACTCAGTTAGCTTCATCAGGTGGTTTAATAGGTATGGCATATGGTGGACAAATGCCTCAGAATGGCCTAGATGTTCGATATAAAGAGTTCTCAGGCATGGTTGGAGGTCAAGGTGATGGTATGGAAGATAATGTATATATGCCTATTGTAGAGCGAGATAATGGCCAACAAGTAGCAACATTAGCAGTAAGTCCTAAAGAGTATGTGGTAGATGCTAATACAATGTCTTTATTAGGTAATGGTAATCCTGATGCAGGTGCAAAAATAATGGATGAAACTGTAAAAGATGTGCGTATGGCAGCAACAGGACAAAGAGAACAACAAAAAGAAATAGATGGTTTACAAGCATTAAATAGAATGAGGAGAGTATAATGAGTCTTTCGTCTTTATTAGGTCTAACTAGAAGTCAACCTACACAGATTGTACCGGCTAGTATATCTGAACCCAAAATAGCAGAAGAAATAGCACCTTATCTTAAAGACATATTAGGTAAAGGTCAAGCATTATATAAACAAAGAATGGATGAAGGTTTTGTTCCTTATGAGGGAAAAACTTTAGCTGCTATATCTGATGACCAAACAACAGCTCAAGCAGGTTTAAGAGAATTAGTAGGACAATCTAAACCTATATATGATGAGGCTTCTGGATTAATTAGAGGACAAACACAGCAGGCAACAACTGAAAATCTGCAGCCTTTTATGAATCCTTATCAACAAGCAGTAACTGATATTGCTAAGAGACAGGCAACAGAACAATTTGAACAACAAACATTACCAGGCCTTAGAAAATCAGCAATAGATGCTGGTTCTTTTGGTGGGTCTAGAGCTGCTATGTTAGAGTCACAAGCAAGAGATAATCAAGCAAGATTACTATCTGACTTACAAGCTAAAGGAGATTTAGCAGCTTTTCAAAATGCACAAAAACAATTTGAGGCACAGAAATTAAGAGAGAGGCAAGCTGCTTCTGGTTTATCTTCATTAGTACCTCAACAGTTTACATCACAAGCTAGAGAATTAGGTGCATTAGAAGCTATGGGTAGAGAACAACAACAAAGAGAACAAACTCTATTAGATGAATCATATAAAAGATTTTTAACTGAAAGAGAATTTCCAGAACAACAACTCGGTAAGTTCCAAGCATTAGTAGCTGGTACACCTATTAATCAAGGTCAAGTACAATATACACAACAACAATATAGACCAAGTCCTTTAGCAACAGCACTAGGAACTGGAGCAACTGCTTTAGGTACTTATGATGCTGCTAAGAATTTAAAACTATTTTCTGAAGGTGGTAGTATTGATGGAGGTTTATCTGGTTTACCTGTAGTAAAAAAAAAGATAGGTCAATCAATTTTTAGTAATCCAACAACACCAGCACAAATGGCAGATATAAATGAAGAGATAGAAGAGTATGATGAAGAAGATGGTCCATCTACTATTGATTCTTTAAAACAATTTTTTAATAGTTTACAAAATATAAATGTAGGTGGTAAAAATTTAGCTTCAAAAGGACCACCTCTAGATAAATTTATATCAACATTACCTGAAAGAATTAGTAAAGTAGGCAAAGCTTTAAATCCTCTAAGAACGACTGAAAAACAAAAACAAAGAGCAGTAGAATTTGAAGGAAAAATAAATAGAATGAAAAGAGACAAAAAATTTGTTGAAGATGGTGAACCTGGTTTAGATGAGTTTAAAGAACAACAAGATAGGTACACAACTTTAAAAAATATATTAGATACAACACCAGTTGATAATACATCATCTAATAATTCATCAGTTAATAATCAATCAGTTACTAATAATAATCCATCAGTTAATAAACAAAATCAAGAATTAATAAGTGGTGATATTATAGGTAATGCTAGACCTGGTACAGGAGATACAACAGAATTTAATCCTTATGATGCAGTGAGAAAACAGTTTACTAATCTTGCTCAACAGTATGCTGGATTAGAGGCTACAGCTAAAGCACAAGGTGAAGCTGATAAAGCTAGACTTACTGAAGAAAAAGAAACAGCTAGAAAAGCAGCTAGAAGTAAATTCTTAATAGACTTAGGAAAAGGTTTACTAACTGGTGATGGTAAAGGTGGTGGTTTCTTTGCTGAGTTTGGAAAAGCAGGAGCTAAAGCAACTGAAGGTTCTCAAGAGTATTTAAAAACTTTAAAAGATTTAAATAGAGAAGAAAGACAAATTGTAAGAGATAGTGCTAATCAACAGTTTCAAGCAAGAGTAGGTAAATATCAACAATTACTTAATCAAGGTAAAATAGATATTGATGAATATACTACTGGATTAGAACAAATGAGATTAAATCATGCAGCTAAAGATAAAGTATTAAAAACAGGTTTAACTATTACTGAACAAGCTGATAATTATTTAGCAAGTACAGAAGACGGAAGAAACCCAAATGTAGGTTATGAAAATTATTTAAAAATAAGATATCTTTTAGAACCTTCACAACAAAAAGCATATGATGCTAGATTTAAAGCAATTTTTGATGAAAATCCTAATAAAGAAGAATTTAAAGTAAACGACCAAAGATGAATAATAAAGTAACATATAATTCTTTATTACAAGATGATAATTTTTTAAGTAATGCTTATCATTCTTTAAAAGCTATGGGTGAAACTGTAACTAATAATAGACAAGAAGTATTAGATAAGTTTTTACAGAAGAGAAGATATTTTGATACTAATATTTCATCTACCTTTACACAGGGTAGTAAAATAAAACAGTTATCAGATGTTAATAAAAAATCTTACTCAGAAGCTTTAGATAAAGTAGACCAACTGCCTTCAGCTTTTAGTGAAGGTGGTGCACCTATGTGGAGAGCACTAGGTGATTATGCTGCTGCTGGTATTACAGACCCTACTAACTTATTATCTGTTATTGCTGGTGCATTTACACTAGGCACAGGTGGTGCTGCTGTTCTTGGAGCTAAAGAAGCTGCAAAGCAAGGTGTTAGAGCAACAGTAAAAGCAAAGATAAAAGCTTTAAGTACTAAGCCAGTGCTTGGTTCATTAGCAGTAGAAGGTGGTATTGCTGGTGCTGGAGGTGGTGCACAACAAGCACGTTCTCAAAATGTAGATATGGCATTAGGAAGAAGGGCACAAGGAGAATATGATTATGGTGATATAGCTTTACAAGGTTTAGCTGAAGGTGTGATAAGTCCTTTAGGAGGTGCTGGTATTAATATTGTAGGTTCTACTATAGGAGCTGGTGTTAAGAGTGCTTCAAAGGCTACAGGTCTTTCAGATAGTAATGCTGTACGAGGTGCACAAAACTGGTTAGAAAAATGGTTTATGCCTCAGGCTGGTTTAGATAATGCTACCATGAGAAACATTGAGATAGGCGAATCAGCATTTAAAGAAATTAAACAAGATGCTGAAAAGTTATCTGGAGATATTGAAACATTTTGGCAAAGAGATTTTAAAGCTCCTACACCAACAGATATTGAATTAGTTAATAAAGCTATGGAAGGAGATACTATAGCTAGAAGAAATGTTAGATTAAGAAGTCCTGATTTAGCTAATAGTCTAAGAGACTTTACTCGTCTTAGAACTAAAGTTAGAAAAGAATTAGATGACCCACGATTACAAATATCTGAAAAAACTAAAACAATTTATGGTTTAAAAAATAACTATGTAAGAGATATCTTTGAAAAGTTTACAAAGAGAGGTAGACAAGATTTTAATCTTTGGAAAAAAGATGCACGAAATAGAGATACTATTGTTGAGTTTCGTAATCTTGCAGTAGAAGATGAGGCTCTAGGTAAAAAACTAGGACTTAGAAATGCAGATGGTACATTAAAAGAATTTGTTAGTAAACAAAGTAAAGAAGGTATTTATGATGAAAACAAATTAAATAAAATTATTAATACTGAAATGCAAAGATTATATACACCAAGTTTACAAAGCAGAAGTAAGTATGGTGCATTAAAAGCAAAACAAGAATTGCCTGATGTTATTAAAACAATCTATGGTTTAAATCAAAACCCAGCACTAAGAGCTACTGAAACTATAGCTGGTATTGTAGAACCTGTTGCTGATTTAAGAATAGCTGCACAGTTATCTGATAGTTTATTAAACAGAGGTTTGGCAGTAAGAGCTGACTCTGCTTTTAAAGCTAAAGAACTATTAGGTGAAGATGCTGTTCCTCTTGTAACTTCTAAAGCTTCTGCATTTGAAAAGTCTTTATATGATGAAACACCTTTTCAAGTTCGTGGTGATATTTATGCAGCACCTGCACAAGAAATATTTATACCAAAAGAATTAGCAGCTAAGATAAAAGTTATGACAGATAGAACAGGATTTTTATCTAAGAATGAAGCACTAGGTCCTTTTGCTCAAGCTATTGCAGCAACTCAAGGTTATATTAAAAAAGGTAAGACAGTATATAATCCTTTTGCTCACGTAAGAAATGCACTAGGTGCTTTACTTACTGTGGCTAATTCAGGTAACTGGACAGGTATAGGTAAGTTAGCTAAAATTGTAGTAACAAAATCTAAAAAAGATAAAGATGCTTTGTTTGATAAGCTAAGAAGATTAGGTGTGCAAGGTACTAATGTGGAATTAAATCAAATTGCTAATAGATTATCAGACTTTGCAGATATTAATGAGAATAATATAAAAGGTATACAAGGTGTATTAGCTAGAAATATTGTACGTGTAGGTTCAATGGGAGTTAGTTCTCTAGAAAAAACAGCAGGCTTTAAAAAAACTGCTAGAAAAGCAGAACAGATATATACAAAGACAGATGATTTAGGTAAGATAGCAAGTTATTTAAGTGAGAAAGCTAAGTTTCAAAAAATCTTTGATGATATGTCTCCTGAACAAAAACAAATCATGAGAGCTAATTATGAAAGAGATTATGGTATACCAATTAAAGGAACTAAAAGAGTTACAAAGCTTGACCCAGATACAGAAGAACCTGTAATTGATTTATCAACAGGTAAACCAGTTAAAGAAAATCAGCCAGTATATGTTACACCAGATGATACAAAAGCATTTGATGATTTTTTAGTAGATGAAGTAGCTATTTCAAATGCATTAAATGTTATGCCAGTATATTCTAGAATACCAAAAGTATTAGAGAAGATGAGAGGCATACCTATACTTGGTTCTTTTACTGCTTTTCCTGCAGAGAACTTACGTAATAAGTATAGAGTTTTAAAGATGGGCTCTCAAGAAATTAAAGATGGTTTTGAATTAGGCATGTCTACTAAATCTGGTAGAGGTTTAATTAAGTCTGGTGCTAATCGTTTACTGTCTCAAGGGGCAGTAGCTGCAGCACCGGCACTAGCTGCTTATGTATATAATACTACTCAAGGTACAGATAAAGTTATGGATTTTATTCGTCAGTCTTTACCAGAGTGGGCCAAAAATCATGCTCTACAAGTTAGAGAATATATAAATAAAGATGGTGAAAAAGAGTATGCTGTTACTGATTTAAGTTATAACAACCCTGACCAATATGTACTAGATATTATTAGTCCTTTATTAGTAGGTGCAGCAAATGGTGAAGACATAACTAAAAACTTAGATGAAAAAATGTTACAAGTAATTAAGAATACTGCCTCTCCTTTTGTTGGTGAGTCATTAGTTTTAGATTATGCTAAAAATATATTAGGTTATGTTAAAGAAGAAAATGATTTACGTGCAGCAGACTTTTTATTTAAAGCATATAAGATATCAGAACCTGGTGTTGTAAAAAATATAAGAGAGCTAGCTGGAGATGTTGGAGCATATGAAACATTAGATGCATTGAGTAAACCAATAGGAGGCCAAGGTGGTTCTTACTTACAATCTAAACTAGACCCTTTATACTTTGGTGAAAAAAGAAAACTAATGAGAGATGCAAGTAGTGTTGCTGGTTATCTGTCGGAAGTAGGTTTAAACTTTACAGGACCTCTAGGTATATTTGGATTAGGAACAAAAGAAACTATTGTTAATCCAATAAAGAATGTTTCTTTTGCTGCTAAGACTTTATTAAGTAATGCTAATAGAAATAATAATATTACATCATCTACTATTAAACAAAGATTAAGTGCTAGAGATGCAAACTTTTCTTTACAGAATATGAGAAAGTTATATCAAGAAGGAATTGAAGAACAGTTTGTAGCACAGGAAGGTATTTACCAACTGTATAATAGTTTACTAAAATTTAAAAGTCCTGTTGAAGCTAAGAAAATATTAATGTCTCGACAAGTTCGTCAAGCAGGTGGGCTATCTAAAAAAGAAATAAATTTAATTACCAAAGGAAAATTTCAAGCTCCACGTTTTGATAAGTCTTTTTGGAAAACATATGCTAGAGAAAATAGAGATTTAGTTACACAAATTCCAAGACTACGTAATGCTTTTGATAGTATTTATCGTAAGTATAATTTAAAAAATTTATCAACAGAATTACCAGAAGTAAATATAGGAGATTAAGATGGCAGATATGACAATGATATGGAATGCAATATTAACTATGGCAATAGGTGGCTTTCTATGGTGGATACGTTCTACGTCTGCTTCTATTGGTAAAGTTAAAGATGAACTAGCAAAGTCTAAAGAGAACATGGCATTGATGTATGCAACTAAGGATGATGTTAAAGATGATATGACACAACTCATGCAAAGATTTGATAGGCTTGAAGGTAAGATAGATGATATGATAAGAAGGTCAATAGGTAAATGACCACAGTATTTATATTAATGATATACTTAGGTAAAGCACAACAAGAAAGTAATATGATGTTTGCTGACATTAATAGATGTAGATACTTTGCCTCTAGGGTAATGAAACAACCGGCTGACCCAGTAACAAAGAAAAGATATACAGCAATATGTAAGCCTGTAGAAGTAGATTTAAAAAATAAAAAAGTAAGAGTGTACAGATGAAAGGAAAAAAATATGTCTGAAAAAGAATATGATAGTTTATCAAAAGCATTAGCATCTTTATATGTAAATTTAGGAGATATAAAAAGTGGGCAAGAAGAAATACCTATAGGTTCTGTAGATGGTGAAGGAACAAGAGGTGTAGCTATGGATAATAGTAGAAATCCTTCTGTATTAAATGAACAAATTTACAGACCTAATTTAAATACTGTTTATAATACAGATAATATGAAAAAAACTCAAGAAAGTACATTTGAACCTACAGAGAATCAAAAAATAAATGTAGAAACAGTAAAGCCTAGTTTAACTAGTTTAAAAAATAATTTAAAAGAAAATGTAATACCTGTTAATTTAGTAGATGAACCTAAAGAAAATGTTACAGACAAATCAGAACAATCTAAAGAAACTGTTGTAGAAAAACCTATAAAGTTTGAGTTTAAGTCATCAAATACTCTTACTGATTTTTTAACAGGTGCTGAAGGATTTATACCTACAGTATCATTATCTGTTGAATCAAAATTAAATCCAAAATTAGACAAAACTTATGATATAGGTTATGGCCATAAATTATCATCAGAAGAATATAAAAGTGGATTAGTTTATGGTATTAAAGTTAAAGATGATAAAGGAAACTTTATTCCTATAAGTAAAGAAGATGCACTAAAAATTCTTAAAGAAGATATCAAAGAAAAAGGTAGAATAACTAAAGTAGAATATGAAAATAAAACAGGTAAAAAGTTTTCAGATTTATCAAAGACCATACAAGAATTATTAGTCGAAAGCACTTTTAATGGATTATCACCTAAAAAGGCACCAGGATTAACTACTGCTGCATCAAAAAATGATATTAAAGGAATAGTTGATAATATGACTGACAGATATACTGGACCAGAAGGTAACAGAGTTATTTTAGGTGATAGAAATAAAAGATTATGGAGTTCTTATTTAGATAAATTATCACAAAATTTAAGTAAACCAGAGTATGGAAAATTAATGAATAAAGTTTTAATAGAAAGACAGCCTAAGAAAAAACAATCAGGAGGCATGATAGAATCAGACCCCTATAAAAGACAACCAAGATTTATATAATCCATTAAGAGTTAAGAGGCAAACATGGACCCAGTTACAGCGATAGGTATAGCTACGACTGCATACAAAACTATTGTATCAGGATTTAAAGTAGGTAAGCAAGTAGAAAGTATGTCCAAGGATTTGGGCAGATGGATGGGTGCGATTCAAGCAGTTAAGGATGGGCATAAGAAAAAAAAGAGTAGGTCTTTTGGTTCTGTAGAAGAAGAAGCATTAGAAACTTTTGCTGCTGTAAAAGAAGCAGAACGTATGGAAAGAGAATTACGTAACTTTGTAAATTTATCTCATGGCCCTAATGCATGGAATGAAGTGCTAAGAATACAAGCACAGATAAGAAAAGAAAAAAAAGAAGCAATCCTAGAAGAGAGAAGAAAGCAACGAAAGATGGTAGAGAATACTATTATAGGTGGTTGTGTATTATTCTTTGTGTTCTTTATTATCTACATTGTCTACCTTGTTACCTCTATCTAGAAACCCAGCTTCTTTAGCTATATCAAAATAAAAATCTTTACCCATTATCTTAGCAGACTTTACTAAATCTTCTTTAAGTTTTACAGGGTCTGTCATATCTTCTTTCTCTTCTTGAGTCCCTCTGATTCGAGATAATAACTCTAGAGCTTTAATCGCACTGTTAGTGTGTCCATTAGTTCTAGCATATTCATATTGTTTTTCTATCTCAGTAATAACATCTACGTCAGTAGTTAAGTTTTGTTCGAGCTCTGTAATCCTCTCGACAACTTCCTCGTTTTGTAGTAGTCTATGCCCCTGTCGTGCTGCATGTTCTTGCGAATAACCGGCAGCTCTAGCAGCTTCCGAAGCATTCCTATGCAAAATATACGACTGACAAAATCTTTCTTGTTGGTCATTTAATGCCATATTAATCTATACTCGTCATTGTAAATAATAAATAATTAATTAGACCTGTTACATATATTACTAGTGATACAAGATTTACAATCATAATTGCTCTATCATTCCACCAGAATCCTACAACAGTCCAACCTAATAAACCCACAGAACTAACATATAAATTATATGGGTAGATATTATGTGATGTAAGCATGATACCCACAATTAAAACTAAAGATGATGCCCACTTGAGATACCAATCTTTAGTTTTATAAGGGGTATGTTTCTTAAACTCTGCCACTATCTGTAATTACTCATTTCGTATTTTTCATATTCTTTTTCAAGAACATTACTGCTTTTAATAGGTGTATTCTCATCTATTATTTCTGAACTAGTTCTTGCAAATATAAGTACAAGAATTAATATCAGTGCTAATACTCCAAAATAAATTGTTTGTTTCATTTTTTTTGTCCCTCCTTGGGAAATTTTATTTTATTAAACCATTCTTCATAAGTTTTTGGTATCCATATACTATGATTAATAACAGGCTTATTATTTTTCCTAGTATTTTTAAACTTTAATTTTATTTGATTACATGAGTATTCATTATACATATCCCATAATGGTTCTTCTATACTCACTTCAACAATAACTTTCTTCTTCACTTAGTAACTTTTTTATATTTCTCAAAAGTTCTAAGGCCTCCAAGTCCAAGCATACCCATTAATACAGTCATTAAACTTCCCATATCAAACTCAGGTAATGCTGGTAATGTTGCACCGAATAGTGCTGCAAAGAAAATAATAAACGGAGCTGCAATAAAGTGCCATACTAAGGCAACCCCACATGCCCAACCTATGAAGGGCCTCCAGCCGGCAATAAATATATTACCAGACTTTGCTTCTTCTTTGTTTATTGCTAATTGTCCTTTAGCTAATTCTTGTGCATGCTTCTCTGCCATTGTAGCTACTTCATGAGCAAGTTTATTTTTTACATCTTTATCTTCTATAAACTTACCTAATAACTTTGTAGCAGGTCCAATCAAACTTAGTAGTGCCATATTATTTCCTTTCTATTAATTTCCATTCTGTTATAGATTTAAGTTTTTCTGCTTCTTCATCTTCAAGCACATCTAAACTATAATATATATTTAGATGTGGATGTTTGTTATGTAACTGTAATAATTTTTCTTTCCAATGTTCTGGAGTTTTTATATTAACATGTACATTTCTACCATTGTTAAATGTTTTTAATGCTTTATAACAGGCAATAGTAAGTAAGACAAACTTTCTACTATAAGAAAATATTTCTTCTAGAATCCAATCAATATCTTTTTCATCTATATGTTCTATTACATCTGTACATATCACAGCATCATACTTACCTTTAGGTAATTTACTATGTTTAGGATATGCAGGGTCATATAACGCATAATAATCTAACTGTAATAATTTAGGTAAAGAACTAGGTAAAGTACTACCCTCTTTATTTAAACCTAATTTATCATAATCAGTATCATCATATAATAAACCTTTACCACAACCATAGTCTAATAAACTTTTAGGTTTTTCTAAAGATGAAACATCTATTAGTTTTTCAACATGAGTAGCTAAACATATTCCATTAAAATATTTACTATTTTTATGAAAAGTTTTATACTCATCTAAAAGAGTATTGTAATCTTCAGAAGGCTTATCTCTATTGTACATTAAACATATCCTCATACGTAGGTAAGTTTTGTTTATCTTGAGATTTTTTCCACAGTTCTGATACTAAAGAATTGTTACCATAAAAATAAAAAAGAATACCCATACTTTTATCACTAAATGTTTTCTCACAATCCTGTGCCATTGCTAGTAGCTCTCCGGTAGTCCAGTAAGATTTATTTTCTACAGAAACTTGTAAGTACTTTGGTCTCTTTGGTTCATCATCAGCACCTGTAGTTTCTTTTTTCATATCCTCTGTAGGCTCTCCTGGTAGTGAACATTCAAATCCAAATAAATGAATACTTCTAAAACCTAAAGTATGTAATAAACCTATAGCTCTCATAGCTGCACAAGTACCTCCTGTAATAAGTGTTGCACCTTGAGGTAAGCCAATGTCTTCTCTTATTTTTACTTGATTGTTTTGTATCTGTTGTTTTCTATCTTCATCATCTCTTAAAGATTCTGTGAAAGCATGCCAACCCCAGATGTTAGCTTTCTTTTCTATTAAGTAATTAAGAACAGAAGGGTCTGTCATAGATGCTACTAAAAATTTAGTCTCTGGTATAATATCTTTTAGTAAATCTTTTCTTTTAATACCATGTGTACTAATACCATCAACAGACCTAGGGTCTAATAAAATACATATATCTGGTTTAATATTATTTTTTAATAATCCTGGATAAGCATGTTTAACACAAACAGTTAAAGCATCTGGATATTTTTTAATAGTATCTTTTAACTCATCATAGTTTATATTAGGTCCACCAGAAATAATAATAGCATGTTTATCATTTGTTCTACATTTTTGAATAAACTTCTTATCAGATATTAATTTTATATTATCTTTAATATTATCTCTAATATATTCTTTAGGTACACAGTCCCTTGGATTAACAACAATAGGAACTCTCTTTAAATCTCCTGGTATATCAGGTAAATTTTTATCATTTAAAAATAATAGTAAATGAGTAAAACCACCATCAACAACTTTGTCACCAGAAGGTAGTATATGTTTTCTTATTTCTTTGTTTGATTTTATTTTTTCTAAAACTTTATTAACTCCACAGTATACATCATTAGGAGCCATCTTATCATCATCTTCTCTAAAGTAATGGTCAAGCATTATGATAGGTGTTTTCTTAACACATTCATAATCATGAGCAACAGTTTTAATACTATTACCACCACCAATAAAGGCCATATCAAACCACTCTCCTTGGTCTTTTAAAATGTCTCTTGTATTTCCTTTATGTAATTCAAAATTAAAAGTTTTATTTTTATTATCTTTCATATGTTCTGCAAATGAATTTAATCTTTCTTGAACAGCAGACATTTTGTTATGTGCCTTTGCATTAAACTCTTCTTGGTCTGTTTGTAAAGTAGCATCTTCAAACAAATCATAACCATGATAAGTAAATGTATCGGAATATTTAAAAGCTGTTAATGCCATCTCAATAGCACGACCACCATTCCAAGTACCTGTTTCAATTACAGATTTTGGTTTATATGTTTTCATTATTTGATGTATCTGTTCATATCTATTAGGTTTAATATCTGATGAAACAGTATCAGGTAAAGAAAAAATTCTATTACCTTTTGCATCTCTTAAAGCAACTTTTGATAAATCAGTTCTACCTTTAAAGTGATATAAATAATTATATACTTGTTGAGCTGTATCTATTTTCATACCATGTGCTTGATATATATTTAATAGTCTAGATAAAATATAATAATCATGCCACTCTCTATATGTAACCATCTCACCTAATATATAAGCTCCACGTAAATCTGATAGAATATCTAATGCTGGTTGTTTATTTAAATTAAAAGCCATAAAGAAAGATTCATCAGGATTATAAACAACATCAGCTTTATCATTTAACATAGACAACATATCTTGTTCAGTTAATCTTTTTGTTAAATAAGAATCAGCATCAATCCATATTAACCAACCTGCATCTTTACTTTCTTCTGCAAGTTCAAATGCTTTTTCAGTTAAGGCAAATACTTTATGTGACCACTTTAATGCATCTAACTTTTCATTGTATGGTATCTTACCTTCTTCTGTACCATCATGTTCACCATATCTTTTTATAAAGTCTTCATGTTCTTTTACTTCATGTAAATTTTTATAAGTATATTTAGGTAATGAATAAGCATCTAACTTACAATCATGATGATAAGCAGTAACATTTATTTTAGTATCTAAATTTTCTTTTAAAGAACTTAATAAATGAACACCATTATTTTTTAATATAGTTTCATTAAATGATGTAACGATATTAACTTTTTTCATTGTATACTCCAAAGTTATTCTCTAATGTTTCTAAAGCTTCTTCAGCTTCAGCTAATTGTTTTATTAATACAATAGAATCTTCTACTATCTTTGGATGTTCTCCTATTGCTACCGGTTTTTGAAATGCTAAATCAAGTTGATATAATGCTCTATTAACTTCAGCTTTATAATGACATCTCAATGATTTATATAATGTATCTGATAGTTCTCTCATGATATTAAATAATCCTTTTCTTTAGGTATAATACCTTTCATCTGTAACCACCTAGCATCTTCACACCACTTCACAGCATACTTACCTTCAGTAGTTCCTCTAGGTTTCCACTTAGAAAACCAAGGCCCACCTGTTGTAAAGTGAACAATCTTTGGTTTCATATCCTCTGGTGAATGTCCGTCAAGCCAGTTCCATTCTTCAGGTATCTGTCCCACATCTGAGGACTCATCTGGCAACCATTTAAATGTATGTAACCATCTACCTTTCTCTGTATTAATAGCATCAATACTTAGGTTTTCTAAATAGTGATGACCACAATTAAACATCATAAGGCTAGACCAGTTCTTCATATTATAAGGTTCTTGTGCCTGACCATCCATCTTCACACCTTTATCTACATTATACTTATGATGTACTGCCCATACAGGATAATAATTATCTCTGCACATATCAAATAGTTCTGTTATATCTCCATAACAATACATATCTGTATCTAAATATAATGCCATACCTTCATATAAGTTTAGATGTGGTACAAGAAATCTAGTAAAACTAAAATCAGTTGAGAAAGGTCTACCATCTATCTCATCATACTGTTGATTGCCCATCTTGTTAGACTTTCTTTTGAACATACCATTTCTAATCAATGCATCTTTTTTAAGAGGCACAATTCTTACAGGATTCTTAGCTCTGATTTCTATAGAGAACTTTAATACCTCATAAGCTGCATGTTCTCTAGGGTCATAGCCAATATATACTGTATCCATATCATTTCTAATTTTCATATTGTCTCCTAGAACTTAAATTCATAATCAATAAATGCAGTACCTGCTTCTATACCCATACCTGTTCTGGTTCTCTCATATGCTATCTTTAAGTTATTACCATTAGACATTTTCTTTTTTAAATAACTTCTAAACTTAGAACCATTACGTTCATTATCCATATCATGATAATACCTATAACCTATTGAATCAAACCAAGGGTCTGCTTTTAATTGTAATGTAAATAAACTTATTATTAGTACTAAAATTATTCTCATGTTTTTCCTTTTTATTATTTTTTATAATACTACTATTATAACATATTTTTTATATGAATGCAACAAAAAACTTATATATCTACTAGTTCACATGAACCTGCAGTACATGCTAATTCTTGTGCTCCTTTTGTTGTATCTTCTTTTTCAAACTTACTAAGTTCAGACCAGTTAATATTCTCAGGCATCTTAGAAGCAAGCTCTTCATATGTAGCTT